ACGGCCGAGACCGACCGCACCGCCTTCGGCAGCAGCAGCAGGTGGCTGTCGCCCGGCGCGTCCACGGCCACGGTCTGGCTCGTGGCCGCCACCCCGAAGGTGCGCCCGGTCTCCTGCTCGATGTGGAAGCTCGCCCACTTCCGGAGCGCGGTGATCCGCGCCTCCTGGTCGGCGTTGAACGAGCTGCCGACGTCCGCCCGCAGCATCGCCTTGATCGCGTCCACCGAGCCGTACAGCGGCATCGCTAGCGCTGTCCCTTGCCGCGCCCGTCAGCGGCCTTCTCAGCCGCCTTCTCGCGCGTCTCCGCCGGCACGCCGGCGCGGTTCTCCGGCGCTCCCGCCTTCTTGCTGACCTCGGGCTGCGGCTCCAGCCCGTCCGGCGCGTCGTCGCCCTCGCGGTACCAGAACGACTCGCCCTTGTCGTTGACCCAGGTGCCGGTCCTCGGAATCCGCATCGTCCATCCCCGCGTGGGGGGAGGCCGTCGCCGGCCTCCCCCGCCCACTGTCAGCCGCCCGAGGCCCCGGTCGCGCCCTGCGGGCCGGTGGCCCCGGTCGCCCCGGCCGGGCCGGTCGCGCCGGCCGCGCCCTGCGGGCCCTGCGGACCCGCCACCGGGCTGTCGTCGGCGGCCGCGTTCACCTTGAAGGGGAAGCTGGGGTTGCTGCCGCCGATCGTCCACTTGGCCCGGAGGTGGTCGCCCACGAAGGCGCCGCCGGTGCTCTTGAGCTCGCTGCCGGTGCCGGTCTTCTGGGCGAAGCTCACGAGGTCGAACCAGGTGGTCCCGCCGTCGATGCTGTGCTGCACCGTGACGTCGAGCGTCGGGTTGCTGCCGCTGGCCGCGGTCACCGCGAGGGTGAACACCGCCTGGTTGGCCTCGCCGAAGCCCTCGAAGCCGTCGCCGTTGCCGGTCGCGGTGCGCGCCGCTGAGGCGGCGAGCTCGATCTCCTGGTAGAAGTCGCTGCTCATCGTTCCCTCCCTAGACCAGCGCGACCTTGGCGAACGCCGCCGGCCGGAAGACCGCGAGCCCGACGCGCTCCTCGGCGAGCAGCACGAACAGGTTGCGGACGAAGAAGTCGGAGTGCGAGTCGCTGGTGAAGATCTGGCTGTCCATGCGGTCCACGACGGCCGCCATGCTGCCGTCGCCCACCAGCGCGGTGCCCTCGGTGATGTTCTCGCTCTGGATCACCGGCAGGCCCCACACCGAGGTCGGCGCGCCCATGAACGGGCCGCCGGCGTGATAGCCGCGGTCGCCGTCGGTGTAGGTCAGCCACTTCTCGACGTCGGCCGGGTTGGCGATCACGAAGGTCGCCTGCGCCTTGCCGGTCACCGCGATCTTGGTCTTGGCCCGCAGCAGCCGGTTGTAGTTCTCGTTGTCGGTGCCGGCGTCCGAGACCGGAGCGGCCGCGAAGTGCGCCGCGTTGAGGTCCTGGATGCCCGAGGTCGCGAGGATGCCGGTCAGGTTCGGCGCGTTGCCGTCGCCGTTGAGGAACTGGTTGTCCTCGCGGCGGGCCAGCCCGATCAGCAGCCGCTCGTTGATGTAGGCCTCCATCGCCGGGATGTCGTCCATCATCTGCCGGGTGATCGGGATCCAGTGCGCGATGGTGCGGATCGGGAACGAGACCTCGGTGAAGGTCAGCGCCGACTCCGGCTTCGCGCCCTCGTTCACCGCGGTCGCCTCGGCGGTCTCCGCGGCGCTGTTGGTGAACACGTTCTCGCGCATCACGGTGATGCTGTCCGAGGCGGTGCGGATGTTGAGCAGCACGTCGCGGAGCACCAGCGGGGCCTCAAGCCCGCGGTACACGCTCGGCAGCACCTGCGGCTGCAGCATCGAGGCGGGAGCGGTGCCGCTGTGAATCAGCGCGCGCTGCTCGAGCTCGTCCGCGGTCGCCCGCGCCAGCAGGCCCGGGTACTTCACCGGGGCCACGAGGCCGCGGCCCTGGCGGCCGGCCTTGAACTCGTCGCTCTCCACGAAGCGGCGGCCGATGCTGCGGCGGTCGATCCGCTCGCCCCGCTCCTCGGCCTGCTCGGCGGGATGGCCGCCGGCGATCCGGCGCACCGGCTCGCTGTAGTCGGCCTTGCGCTGCGCGGTCGCGGCGATCATCGCCTCGCGCTCGATCCGCGGCCCGAGGTCGTTGACCTCGGAAAGGATCTGGTCGACGCGCGCCTCCTGCTCGGCGGTGCGCTCCTCGGCCGCGTGCAGCGGCTGCAGCTCGGTCAGGAGCGCGGCCATGCGCTCCCGCATCTCGATCACGTTGCCCACGTTCATCCCTCCACTGTCCGGATGTAGTGGCCCCAGCGGGCCATGACGACCTCGGCGTCCACCCTCCGCGGTGCCTTGGCGTCGCGTGGTGCGGGGCGTGCCCCGTCCGGCGCGTCCCGCCATGCGGCCACGAGGTCCGCCATGAACGCGCGGCAGGCCGGCGTCAGCCGGCCCTCGCGCACGTCGGAAAGCAGCATCACGAGCGCCTCGAGCTCGGAGTCCCGCCGCACCGCGGCGATCGTCGCCTGCTCGTTGGCCGGGAAACTCACCACGCTGAACTCGAAGAGGCGGGCCTCCTCGATGATCACGGTCTTCTCCGGGTTGGCCTTGACCATGCTCGGCGCGTTGTCCAGGATCACCGGGTCGCGCTCGAGGTCGACTGGCCGCTCGCGGAGCGTCCTGAAGCCGACGCTGAGGCCGAGCGGAACCCCGTCGCGCAGCAGCGCCAGCGCCTCGCGGCCGGCGTTGGTGCCGTCCGAGATCTGCGCCGTCACCGCCAGCCCGCGTCCGTCCTCGGCCATCGCGGTCGGCTTCCCGATCGGCAGGTACGGGTCGTGCTGCCACAGCACCAGCGTCCGGTCGCCGCGCTCGGCCAGCGTCTTGCTGAACGCGCCAGGCGCGAAGGCCGTGCCGTAGCTGTCCACGTCCCAGAACGTGGACGCGTAGCCGTCGAATGCGCCGCTGGCGTCGGCCGCGGCCTCGACGGCGCGGTATTCCATCCGCCGCGGGCTGCGCTCCAGCATGATCTCCCGATCGCCCATCTTCGCCCCAACGAAAAAGGGCCGCCGGCGGCGAGGATCGCTCCTCGCGCACCGGCGGCCTCTGACGCCACCGACAGGTTGTTCCGCGACCAGTCTACACCAGCGTCAGCGCCGGATGGCCTCCGCCATCGACGTGGACCCGGTGGGGCCGACCACCGGGCCCACCGGCCCGTCCGGACCCTCCGGTCCCACCGGCGGCTCCGGCGTCGGCACCGGCGTGAACAGCGCCGCCGCCAGCGGGTCGTCCGCATTGCCGCGCACCGCGTCCGCTGCCGCCGCCGCCGCCGTGCCCGCCTCCTGCTCGATCACGATCCGCGCGAGGTACCTGAACACGTGCTGCTTGGTCCGCTCGGTCGCGTCCGCGATCCCGGTCGGCGTGTAGCCGTCGCGGGCGCACACCGCCGTGGCGATCCGCGCCGCCTGCGCGTCGGGAATGTCGAGAACAAACTGCGCCATGAGTGCCTCCTACGCCAGATACCGCACGATCACGATGCCGCTGCCGCCAGCCCCGCCGTTGTTTCCGGATCCGCCCCCGCCGCCGGTGTTGGCCGCGCCGGCCGTGCCGTTGGTCGTGCCGTTCCCGCCGTTGCCGCCGCCGCCCGATCCGCCAGATGCCGTGCCGCTGCTGCTCGAACCGGCACCGCCGCCGCCGTAGGTGACGCTGGCCCCGGAGATCGATGACGCGGAGCCGGCACCGCCCGCGCCGCCGGCCGTGGTCCCGCCGTTTCCACCGACTGCCCCCGCTCCGCCGCCGCCGCCGCCACGTCCGTTGCCGTCGCCGTCGGTGAGGCTCGCGTTGCCGCCCTTGTTGCCTTCGCCGCTGGTGCCGTTCGCGCCGGTGCTGACCGTGGTGTTTGCGGAAACGCCGCCGCCGCCACCGCCCGAGCCTCCGGTGCCAGGAGCTTGCCAAGCCGTGGTGTAGCTCGCCCCCCTGCCGCCGCCGGTGGCCGTGACTGTGGAGAACGTGCTGTTACCGCCATTGCCGGATGCAGCGCCGCTGAACACGCCGGCCGTCCCGCCCGCGCCGACGGTGACGGTGACGCTGCCGGCTGCCACGTCGAGCGTCCCGGTCTTGACGCCGCCGCCGCCACCTCCGCCGCCGTAGATGCCGCCCCCGCCCCCGCCCCCGCCGCCGGCCACGACGAGATATTCCACCGTGCCGCCTTTGGCCACCGTGAGCGTGTTGCTTCCGGTAGTGGTGAACGTGTGGATGCGGTAGCCGCCGCTGGTGGTGACCGTGCCGCCCGTCGCCCACACCCCGAGCGAATCCGCAACCTGTCCGTGCAGCCTGACCGGGCTCATGTACCCAGCGCCCCGAACGCGACCCAGGTGTTCGTCGCCCGCTTCACCAGCGTCGCCACGCCCCACTGGCCCACGATCTTCAGCGCCGAGTTGCGCGCGTCCACCTGCACTCCGGCCGCGCCCTTGAGCGTCACCTGCCCCGCGCCCACCTGGATCACGTCGATCTGGGTCCCCACCGGGAACGCCACCGTCGCGTTGGTCGGCACCGTCAGGTCCACGCCCGTCGAGCTGTTGATCTCCACCAGCTTGTTCGCATCGGCCAGCACCAGCGTGTACGCGGTCGTCTGCGCGTTCTGCACGATCGTGTAGTCCACGACGCCGGTCGCGCCCGCAGGCCCGGTGGCCCCAGTCGCGCCGACGGCGCCGCTTGCCCCCGTCGGCCCGGTCGGGCCGAGCACGTTGGGGTTGGTCCCGATCCGTCCCACCGCCATCAGGACACCTCCGAGCCGTACAGCGCGAAGCTGAAGTTCGCGTTGCTCGCGTAGACCGTCACCACGTCGGTGGCGGCCAGCGTCAGGCCCACCGTGATCATGTCGGACGACGCGGCCGGCAGC